GCCCCCGCTGAAAAGCTGGGGGCCATTCGCATACCGTCCGGGCGCATGCAACGCGCCGGGCTTGTCAGCCGCCCCGCACTGCGCCGCTTTATGGCGTGGGCAGGTGGGCAACCCTTCACTCTTGAAATTGAGGCAGCATCATGATTTCAGCCATTCTCGCCCTGCTGGGCTCCAGCGCCGTTGGCAGCATCATCGGCGGCGTGTTTGCCTTCCTTAACCGCAAGGCGGACATCGAGGCAAAGCGCGTTGACCACAGCCACGAGCTGGAACTGCGCCGCGCCGACATGGAGCTGGCCAAGCTGGAAGCCGAGGGCAGGCTGCAGGTGGCCATGGTCGAAGCAGACGGCGCAGCCGAAGCTGCCCGCATGGTGGCCATTGGGCAAGCACACCAGGCCGACGTGCTGGATGCAGCCCAAATCAAAGCCGCTGGCAAAACAGGCGGGCTGCTGCTGGTGTTGACCGATGTGTTTCGCCGCCTGGTGCGCCCCGTCATCACCGCCGTGCTGGTGGGCGCAGCCGTGTGGCTGAATTGGGCGCTTATCGACCGCTTGGGCCAAGGCTGGGGCAACCTCACCCCGGCGCAACAGTACGACGCGGCCATGCAGGCATTCGCCTGGATTACCGGGCAGGCCAGCGCTGTTTTAGGCTACTGGTTTGTGAGCCGGGGCAACGCAGCCCGGTAGAATCAGGCCAGACGGTCAAGCGCGGCGTGCCGCGTGGGGTTGGGGCATCCCGGCTGCCGTCGCCAAATTTGATTTTGTGGGTTTTTCGTGGGGTTTGATGCGCAGAATCCCCACAAAAAGCCCACGAATGATGCCCCCGACATAGGGGAGTTCGACCCCGGTTCGAGGCACCAGCTAACTGTGCGCGAATGTGCAACCAACGCACATTCATGCACAGTTACCCTATGTGGCCCGCGTGTTCAAAGTGCTAAAGTGCAACCGCTGCACAACTTTGCACAGTTTGACCCCACGAAAAACCCACACAAAACCACACAATGGCCACGCCCAAAAAAACGGCGCAGGGCACCTGGCGCATTTTGGTTGAAGCGCGGGGGCAGCGCGACAGCAAAACGCTGCCCACCCGGCGTGAGGCGGTGGAGTGGGGTCAGCGCCGAGTGCTGGAATTGCGCGCTTTGGCCGATACCCCCGCAGGCCAGCGCAAAACGCTGCTCGACGCGCTGCGCCGCTACGCCGAAGAGGGGACCCCGGCCAAGCGTGGCAACGCGAAAGAGTCCATTCGGCTGATGGCTTTTGAGCGGCAAGCGCTGCCCCTGAAAAAGACCATGGCGGAAATTACCCCTGCCGACCTGGCCGCATGGCGCACAGTTCAGCGCGGCTCAGGCGCACGCCCTTCTGCTGCGTGAGTGTCAGCACGGCGCGGGTAAGCGTGTCCAGGTGCTGAATGATGGCTGCTTCTGTCATTCCCACCCCGCCTGTTTCCGCACTGCGGTTTCGATGGCGCGGGCAATGCGCTGTGACGTTGACCCATCGCTCTTCATTGCAGAGCCAGCAGAAGGAAATTTGATGCAGAGGTTTATTTCCTGCTCCGTAAGCCGTGGCGGCGGCGGTGTTTGTGCGGTGTAAAGCGGTATGCTGAATGCGTGTTTCAAAACGTAGCCCATGCGTTTTTCGTGATCGCTCGCAACTGACCCAGTGCTGGACATCCAGCCCACAGGCTCCCCCGGCTTCAGCGCAGCCTCACGCCGACAGTTAAGGCACCCGTCGCCGGGAATGACCGCCTTCCAGCCGCAAACATCGCACAATTCAAGTGCCTGCTGGTCGTACTGCGGTTTCAACGCAGCCTCAAGCTGTTCAATGCGGGCCGCTGCCTGAAGTAAAAGGGCGTTGAAATTTGTTCCACCACAGGCCCAATCCCTCAGCCTTTGCACCAAGTTGGTCATTTCCTTTTGGGGTTTACTTGCCATCTTTGAATCCAATAAAGTGTGTGTGCCGCGCTGCATCGGTCACGCCAAAGCGCTTGAAGCCGCCTTTTTGGTTGATGAAGTCAATCACGATTTCGCCCAGCGCTACCTGATCGCCTTCGTCAAGCTGGCACAGCGGTTCGCCGTCCGACGGGATTTCGTCACCCAGCGCTTGGTCAAGCTGGTCAACAATCCAGTCGCCCACCCGGTCGGAATGCAAGAACGATTTTGAGGGCGCAACCTTGGCAAGCCAGTAGTGGGCCTCGTCGCCTTCGTCGTGGTGGCCACTGTATTCCAAAGATTCAATGGCGCTCATCGACGCCGCCTCTGCGCTGTCGAATGGACCGTGATAGTCTTCTTCGCCTGTGCTGTAACACCACTGGGTTGGCTGGGTTTCCATCGCCCACAGCAAATCTTCAAGGTCTTTGATTGGCCGCATGTTGCCTGTCGGGCCTGCCTCCATTTTTTTGCGACCAAAGTCGTTTTCGTGGGCGAACCAATCTAGCCATTCGCCATCGTCTCCCACCAGTTTCGACACGGCCTTGGTGTACGCATCTTGAAGCGTCCAAACCGCTTGATGAATGGGGCTTTCGACCGACAACCCAAGGCACTCGGTCACTGGCTCAATGAGCGTGTCGGCGGTCTCTGTTTTTACCGACCACTCTCGCAACAGTTCCAGTTTTTCCATTTTTGTCATTGTTTACTCACTTCGCCATGCGCGGCGCGCCATAAAAAGCAGGTGTGCTAGGGGCTGCGCCCGTGCACCCGGCTTTGATGCCGCGTGGCTGAACCAGCTCATTGCCCACCAGGCTGGGCAGTGCAAAGGCATCCATGGCACCCGGCCTGCCATCAAATGCGCGCAGTTCCAGCGGCACGTAATTGCCCGTTGTGGTGCTGTTGCGCACGGGCATGGCGCGCTCTTGTTTTTCGTCTCGCGCCACGGCACTCAAAAGCCGCCAGTGACGGTTGTTGGTGCGCAGCAGGCTGTCGGCTTTTTGCTTGGAAACGAGATTTTGCAAAACGGTTTTTACAGTTTCCTCGTCCAGCCCTGTGTGCCGCATTACTTGTGCGCGTGTTCGACCGTGTGACCCGGCCACGGCGAGGCAGTCTTCTACGGCTATGCGCTCGGGGCTCTTGGTTCCCGACATGTCTTCGCCCCCGTTTGGGGTGCCCATCAGGCGGGAGCGAATGGCAGCGGCTTCGTCTTTGCGCTTGCCGCTGGCGATGCGTTTTTCCAGCTTTGCCTGATCGGCCTCAGCTTTGAGGTGGGCGAGCAGCGGGTTTTTTTTGCATACCCAAAGCGCTTTTTTCACAGCGCTGGCGTTGACGATGTGCCCCAGCGCGCTGAGGTTGCACAGCGTTTTGCTGACCGTTTTGACGGGTAGTCGCAACTGTTGCACCAGTGCGTCGGTGCTGGTGCCGCGTGGGCAGGCGCGCACGGCTTGCAGCACACGTTGTGTGAGTGGCGTGGCGGTGCGCCCGAGGTGTGCGCGGTGGTGTATGGCGTCCATGTCGAGGCCGTTGGTGTGGGGGTTTGTGGTCATGCTGCTGCCTTTTTGTGCTTTGTTTTCTTGGGCTCAGCCCGTGTGTCAATGTGCCGGATGGACATGCCGTTGGTTTTGAGATAGTCCGGGTCGCCGTGCCCGGCCATCAGGTTGATGTGCGGTGCCAGGTCTCTCGACAGTTCGACGGTAGGGCACATGGGCGCGTTGATGCTGGAAAGCGCCGCCTCCACGGCTGCTTTGGCTGTGTGCAGAGCGGTTTCAAGCCTAAGCCGCTCGCGCTCCTCGTTTTGCAGCTCTTCTCGCACATCGACCAGCGCTTCGTCTTGGCTTTCGATGTGGATTGCCGCCCATTGCATCAGCGCGCCCAGATCGGTGCCTTTATGGTTTTGTCCCGCAGTTTTCAGCCGGGTGACCAGTTCGCTCATGCTTCACCGCCTTCTGTTTTGCCCGTTTTGAGATAAATCCAGTTGCCCACGCAGGCCAATTTCATTTTCAGTTTCTGGGCGTTGTGCACTTCCAGGCAAGCGCCTTCGCTGGTTGTCCAGCCCGCAAGCCAGGCAAGGTCGCGGCAGTCCATCAGATGCTTGATGTCTGCCCTCATGTGCTCCTCCCATGCGGCGGTTTTTGGCAGCCCGTTTTCTACCGGGTTGAATACTGTGTAGCCTGCATTTCGCAGCGCCTGTGCGGCGGTGTTGAATGCCGTGTGGTTAAGGTCTGGCAGCCCGGTCATGGGGCCGCAGAGGTACAGGTCGAACTTGATCATTCGGACGCCTCCGACATCAGGTTGAGCGTCTGATACACGGTGCTGCACAGATCGTCTAAGCTGCCAGCGTTGCGCAGGGCGTAGTCCCACGGGAAATTCATTTCCTCGCTCACATGCTGCCTGACGGCTGGCAGTCCGGGGCGGTCGATCTTCCATATCACGCCGCCCTTTGCCCGCACCCATTCGGCCTCATTGGCAAATCTCACATCTGACACGACAAACTTGCTGCGTCCAAGTTTTCTCATTCCGGCCATGTGGTTGGCTGCAACATTCAGCCAAAAGTCAGGCCCCACGCAATTGCGTCCCCACTCAGTGCCCAGCGTCTGCGCCAAGTGGCGGTAGCTGACGCCCAGGCCTGGAATCGGGGCTTCTTTCAGCTCGCGTTTTGTCATGTATTCAACGCTCGCCTCGGCGTTTCTCAAAACCTGGTACAGCATGTCTCGAATGGGGTCGGCAAACGACAGCCCCGTGAAGTCGTGGTTGCACTCCAAGATGTAGCGCACGGTGTCTTTGCCGCATCCAGCGGGGCCGCACAGGCCGATGATGGTTGTTTTGTCGTTCATATTTTGTAGCTAAAAAGTGAATAAAACCGGGCGCTAGAGGCCTAAAAACCCATCAAACCCACTTCCAGTGAGTGAACAGGTAGCCGCACACAAACCCGGCCACCGCAGCCACTGCGATGATGGACAGCAGGAGGGTGATGGCCTCGCGCTCGTCTGCGGTGTCTTTCATAAGCTGCACTTCGCAGGCTTCCTCGTACTCCTGGGCCAGCACTGCTGGCAGTAATAGGGTGGCCGGGTGGTGGCCTCTTTCAATCATTTACAAGAATGTTTGTCGCTTCATTTACACCAGTAAAATTTTTCATGCACTGTGGCGAACGCTGTAACCACCCGTCCTTTTCATCGAGAGGGGTGTCGCCAAACAGGTGGCAAACTGGTTCTGTACCGAACTTTCGCGCATAAACAAATGGGCACATTGAACCCGGATATGCTGGCTTTTCGCTGCATGTTGTTTCACCTGTGTGGAAAATAAATATTTGCTTCATGGTGTTTTTGCTCACTTAACCCGGAACACTCTGGCAAATCCGTCTCCGTAATCAAGAGTGATTGCTGTTGTCCAATCTAAATTTCTGCGGCGTTGCCAGCTTCTCATTGCGTTTGCAATTGCGTGGGCATGTCGCGGCTCACACTTGACGGATTGACCTGGTTGCAGCTTCTTGAAAACTTCTTCGTATTTGCTTGGCTTTTGTATGCGCTTTTTTGGCTTGTCGTTGGTGATTTCCACCGTCCCAATTTGATCAAGCACTGCCAATGATTTTGAACCCTTCACCTTGTTTGGTGCTTTTTCTATTGTCGTCGGCGGCTTCTTTTTTGGAGCCAGTTTTCCTTCTTTAGCTGTGCGTGATGCATTCTTTACGCTAAGTCCAGCCCAAGGATTTAGCCCTGCGAATGTTGTCTTTATGTTTTCATTCATGATTCATCCTTTCCATAAAATCACCATGGAATATCGTCATCCATGTCATTGAACCCGCTGCCGACGCCAGGGGCTGGTGCTGGCGTGCGCGGCACTGGGTTAGGAGCCTGTCGTGGTGCGCTGCTGCGGTAGCCGCCTTGCTGCTGGGGTTGCTGCTGGCGAGGCTGTGTCGGTGCTGCACTGTCATTGCGCGGACCCAGTTCCACATCGTCCACCCGTGCGGCCAGCTTGTAGCCTTGGCCGCTGCCGTCGCGCTTGTCGTACACCTCGATGTGCACATCTGACAGCGTGAAACAGTGGGCCGAACCCTTCACCAGCCACTCCGCGATCTTTGGCGCACGTTCACCAAACATGGCCGCTTCAATCCACTGGGTGGGACGGTTTCCGTCTTGGCCCTTCTTGCCGTAGTTGACGGCCAGCGCCATGTTCAGGACGGGGGTGCCGTCGCTCAGGTAGCGCATTTCGCTGTCGCGTCCGAGCCTGCAAAGTCCGATCATCTTCATTTTGTGTTGCCTTCAGGCGTAAAAAAGCCCGCGTGGTGCGGGCCGGGTTTGGGGTCAGGCTGCAAGCGTCTTGCGCACCTGGGATTCGTACAGGCGCACCGTGCTGGCAAAGGCCAACAGGTCTTTCTCAAGCGCTGCAATTTCTGCCAGCTTGTCGGCTCGGTTGATGCGGTGGATGGCCAAGTGCTGGAAGTCTGGCCGCCAGATGCACAGGTCCACCCACTGGCGGTCAAGCATCCACAGATACCCCAGGCATTGGTCCATGTACTCGCTCAGGTCGCCATTGACGGCGGCTTGAAAGAATGTGGGGCTGCTGACGGCTGTTTTGATCTCCAGCACGCCATCTTCGGAAATGAGCCCGTCAGGGCTGCATCCCCAGGCACCCATTTCGTCAGCGAAGAACCCGACCTCTTCCACCAGATTGCCGGTGGCCGCCTCGTATGCGGCGCGGGCTGCGGCCTCCTGCTCGGAGCCAACGCGCATGTGGTAGCTCTGAAACTTGTCGGGGGTGGTGCCCCCGCACCGTTCAATGGCCAGGTCCATGGCGTACTGTTCGCATGCCTTGGACGGGCTGCCGTTCTTCAGGCGGTCCCGGGCCACTTTGAACATGCTGCCGGTGATCAGCCCCCGGCGCGCAGCCAACCAGGCCTCGCTGCCCTGTTCGTGTTGGTGGTGGATCACTGTGCACCTCGCATTTCTGCCAAGCGCTCGTCAAATTTATCGTTCAACATCTGCGCCTGCTCCACATCGGCAATGGAGTTGACCCAATCACCAGCCACGTACAACGCATCTTCTGTGGTTGCCTGGCACAACATGGCCATGATTTCCTCAAACGACTTGCTGGCCTGCTGGGTGGCTGGCTTGGTTGAAGCGTCTTCCACGGTGCGGTCCTCGTCCGCCATTAATGATGCGGCTTTGAATGCCGCATGCTGATCCGTTTTCACCAGCTCATTGCGCACACTGGCTGACAGGCTTTTCCAGAACGCGGCGTAAGCGTGCGAGCCGCCTTCGGATGCGGCCTTTGCCTGGGCAATCAGCTCTTCGGTCCACGCTGCACCGTCTTGGTGGTCTGGCGTGTCCACGACATGCATCGACTTGCCTTCCATTTCCTCGGCTGTGGGCTGGGCGGCAATCTCGGGGAACGCTTTGCGCAGTGCCTGGGCCTCGGCACACTTGGCAATCTGGCCGTATGGGCGCCTCTTCCACATCGCGTTGGGGGCGCTGCTGTCTTTACCAGCGGTGGCGTAGTTCTCCAGCCAGAACTCGCGGGCGGTGAAGTCAACAACTTCGCCTGTGGGCAGTCGGCGCTTTACAGTGACACGGCACCACTGGGGAAACGTCACATCAACACCTGCCAGCTTTGTAACCACATCGGGTCCGAACTCTGGCTCGGACACGCCAGCACATTCACCGCTGCGCATCGCCTGTGTGCGGTACAGATTCACGCCGGGCATCACTACATCGCGCATGCTCTTGCTGTTTTTGTCCCACATGGGGACGATGTGCACAGGCTTCTGCATGGGGTCCAAGCCTGCCGCCCGGCAGTAGCCAATTACCATCTTGATTGAGTTTGGGTTCGCGCTTGGGTACAGGCTGGACTGCAAAACATCAATCAGTTCGTGCTCTGTCATGGATGACAGCGCTCGGGTTTCGCTTTTGATAATGACGTTCATGATCAACCTTTATCCCGTAAAAAAGCCAACAAAAAATGCAGTAACTGTCACTGTTACAAAAAACATCAGGGCAATCACAATGCCGCCTCCAGAATCAGTTTCCTGGAATGTGTCATCCGACTGATCAAGGTCCGTGTCAATGGTTTGCCCGCCGTTGCGCATATGCATGTGAATGCTCATTTTTGATGCCCCCGATAGGCAAGGGCTTCACCACGCCGTGTTCGGCAAATAAGCACGCCGTAGTGGTCGTACTCGGGCTGTGCTTGTGCGCCGTACATGCGCAGGCAGTGCTGCTGCGCGTACATCCAGTCGCGGCGCTCGGCTTCCAGTTCAGTCTCGAAATCCTGAGCGTCAAGCGTTTGGATAGCAGCCATTACGGCCAGAATGGCAAGTGCCAGCAGCCAGTTAAAAACACGGTGTTTCATGCCTCTTCTCCTTCAATTTCCAACTCAGCGGCATGCTGTTCGGCAGCCGCATAGCACTTGTCCACTGCCCAGCCTTCCAACATCTGGGAGCGGTGCAGTTCGATTGGCCCGGCCCACACGCTGTGCAGATAAAGGCCGTCGTCTTCGTTCTCAGACCAGTCAACCGTCAGCCACACGCCGGGTGTGACTTCGCATTGGGTGCGGAAAGCCTCACCAGCTTCTGGTGGTGCAACAAGTTGCACCAGCGCATCAAGCACTGGCGGTGTGCGGAACCCGATGGGTACGAGTTCGGCAACGTGAAAATGATTTGGGTCCATGTCGGCTCAAAAAAGAAAAAGGCCCGCGTAATGTGCGGGACGTGTTTATTGGTCTGCGTCTTCTGTCAATACGCCTGATTTGTCCAACACATACCAAGTATCCGGTTTGACATTGCCGCCTACCATTGCAGCCACTACGCCAAGCAGTTCGCCTGCGTCTGATCGGTGTGCAAGGACAATTGCACCGCCTATGCCAGCTTTGGCTCGCGCCTTGTTGCCAAGTGCCGCTGCAATCGCCCCTTCGCCCGTGGTGGATGCGTGCGCCCCTTCGCCCGTGGTGGCTGCGTTGGCCCCTTCGCCCGTGGTGGATGCGTGCGCCCCTTCGCCCGTGGTGGATGCGTGTGCCCGGTAGCCCGTGGTGGCTGCGTGCGCCCCTTCACCCGTGGTGGCTGCGTTGGCCTCGTTGCCCGTGGTGGCTGCGTGCGCCCAGTCGCCCGTGGTGGCTGCGTTGGCCTCGTTGCCCGTGGTGGCTGCGTTGGCCTCGTTGCCCGTGGTGGCTGCGTTGGCCTCGTCGCCCGTGGTGGATGCGTGTGCCCGGTAGCCCGTGGTGGCTGCGTGCGCCAAGTCGCCCGTGGTGGATGCGTTG